TATTTAGATACTTTAATAAACAATCAACACAGAATAATGGAACAAACAGAAGATGCTGTTGCTTTACATAGAGCACAAGGTGCAATATATCAGTTACGTAGACTTAAACTATTAAGAGATGAGGTACTAAAAAATGTTTGAAGAACAAATGGAAATGTTTAATGAAGGTGGTTTAAGAGATGAGGGTGGTGCTGTAGACCCTAAGTCTGGTAATGATGTGCCTATAGGTTCCATGAAAAAAGAAGTGCGTGATGATATACCTGCTATGTTAAGTGAGGGTGAATTTGTTTTACCTGCAGATGTTGTACGCTATGTTGGATTAGAAAACTTAATGAAACTAAGACAAGACGCTAAGATGGGTCTTAAACAAATGGAGGCTATGGGTCAGATGGGTAATAGTGAAGAAGCTACTATGCCTGATGATTTACCTTTTGGTCCTGCTGATATTGTTATACTTGGTAAACCTCAAGAAGATGAACCAAAAGAAATGAATCAAGGTGGCTTTGCTACAGGTATAGGTGGTTATCAACCGTCTGTATTTCAAAATCAACCACAAACTACTGCACCTGTTATACCGCCTAGTTCTATA